TGTTGAGCCTGCTCAAAGGTGGATATGCCAACAAGTTGGCTCTGCAAGTCAATCGTATATATCTGAGTTGGTTAGTGCATTAACGCAGTCTGGTTTTTTAAGAGTTACTCATCGCGGCCGGGTTCCTGCTTTAGTTATTAATGGAGTTGTGAAAGAACCTGGTCATTGGCGTACTAACATTTATAAGTTTTCTGCCTTTCTGGATGACCACAAAATACGCGCAGAACTTGCAGACATTTTACCTGGGTGCAAAGCCTTGGAATACTCTCTTTTGATGGTATTCGAAAAGCAGTTACTGCAAGGATTTCCGATACTATTAAGACCAAGTATTGAATTTAAAGACGACATACCAGCCGAATGTATATTGATAGATGATTGTAAAGTGCCAAATTTCGACAAAGGAGAAACAATGACGCTGCCAGATAGAAATGAAATGCTTCGATCGCTCGAAAGTTTAAAAAATACACCAATGAGCGAAGCTGACATTGCCTTAATTGGGGCATATCCTGACGAAGTGATAGCGTATGCAAATCTGTGTACGCATCGAAAAGGGGAATTAGCCAATCCATTTGGATATTTTCTTGTTTGTTGTCGTGAGTATAGTAAGAAACTTGCGAACGGCGTAAGTCAATCCTTGCGTCTTGAAACCCAAAAGAGATACCCACAAAAGGGAACTTCACAGCCATCTTCTTCGCTTACATCGCAACAAATCATTGAAAACAATGAGAGAATCGATAAACTATGCAATCAATCCTTGAAGCGTTGCCAAGCCAAGAATTGGATAAAAGACTACCGCCAAGGCAAGATGGCCAAGGATCTTTTAGAGCGAATGTTATCGGCGATAGGCATGCTTGACTCATGCCGTTCTCAAATCGTTCAACTTGAGTCAAATTTGACATCTCTTGAAATATGTCCGCGAGTTTCCTCGAATGTGATATAATGAGTTAACGAACAAAACTAGACGGGGATGCCCGCGGCCGTATCTTAAAGGGAGAATCCATGGCGCGCAGTATGTCCTTCACGATTCCCATAGATCCTATACCCTGGCAGCGCCCAGGTTTAAATGGGAAGCATTTCTTCGATAAACAGCACAAAGAAAAGCTTTTTTTCAATATTTATGTCAATCAGCAATTGCATGGTCAGCCGATATTTACTAAAGCTGTCAAAATGACAATGCTTTTTTGTATGCCAACACCCAAATATCTGCTCAAATGTAAGGCGTTGCCGCCTCATGACAAAAAACCAGACTTAGATAATCTCGAAAAATTCTTATTAGACAGCATTAGTCATGGCACCTTGTTATCAGATGATTGCATAGTTTGTTCAGTTTCTAAAGATAAAGTGTATGATAAAAAACCAAGAACGGAATTTACAATTACAGAGGTTTTATAGTGTCTGAAAAAGATAATAGCAAAATAGATAATGATAGCATCGCTATTACACCTTTGTCGAAAAATGTCTCCTGGGTTGATTTCCTGCAAAATGACGCATATATGCTGTTTCCTGAAAAGGATGATTGGCGTAAAAGATTCTGTTTTACCATGCTCACATGGGCTGAACGAAAAGATAGTTTAGAAATCGCTGATTTTGTTTTTTTGATGAAGATGGATCGCGAACAACTTTATCGTTGGGCCAAACAATATCCTGATGTTAAAAGAGCATATGATTTGGCTAAACTTATGCTTGCTGTTCGTAAACGCAAAGGCGCTTTAATACGCAAATATGACAAAGATGTTGTTTATAAAGATATGCATATTCTTGATCCTGAATATTTAGCAATAAACAAATATTGGTCTGATTTGAAGAAAGAAGAAGCTTCACAATCTGAAGTTAGATATGTCTATTTGGAGAAGCCTAAAGTAAAGAGCAAAGAAGAAGTTGATGCTGAACGGAATGCAGATAGTGCTGTAATTGTAAAGGAGTGAGTGTGTTTTGGCCTTTTAGTAAGAAGAAAAAGAAACGCATTATTAAACCAAAACCTTTAGTGATCAATCCTATCAATAATACATCAGGTGAATACAAGAATTATACTATTACAAAGAGAATTGAGAATGCAGAAGCTGCCAACAACAAATTAAGCGAAGATAATGTAGAACTAAAAGACAAATTGTTTCGTGCCCAAGAGGAAATTACAAGCATCAAATTACTGGCAAAAGAAGAAAAAGAGAAATTAGAAATAGCACATGAACGATGTCATAGGCTTGCAGCTGAACTTAATACTATGAAAAATAAAGTTGCTTTATGGAAATTGAAAGCCAAAAAATTGTCCGTCAAGATCAAATCTAAAGCAAAGGAGTAAAATGCGTTTATTTGAGTGGATAGTAGGCAAAAGTACAAAATCTGAGTGTGATAGACTCAAGGATGAGAATGAGCGCCTTAGCAAACAAATCGTTTCTCTTTTAGGAGAGATTCAAGAAGCCAGTGCATATTATGATTTTGAGACAGCAAGATTGGAAAAAAAAATAGCAGAGTTATTAGAAAACAAGGAAAGTTTGATAAAGACTTTACAGGAATCAGAAAAACATTTGGTAGATAGACAGTGGAAGATTGATAATCTACACAATGAAAACAGCTCACTTGAAGCTGATCTATGTATGTTACAAGACGAGATTCAAAGTGTTAAGAAATTAGCGCGAGCACAAAAAGATATCGGATCGGATGAATATATAAAAAAATGGTGGGCAAAAGCGCCAGTTCAAAAACTTAATCTTTCTGTAAGAATCAATCAATGTCTTGCCAGTATTAATGTGCATACTATAGGCGATTTATTAGCTAAAACAGAATCAGAATTATCGGAAATCAAAAACTTTGGCCATGATAATATTGGCAAAATTAAAGAAACATTGGCATCTTTTGGCTTAACATTGAAACCTGATTATATGCGATGTGTAAACAATCCTGACTTTACATTAAAAATGACACGATATGAGAAATTAAAGCCTCAAACAGATTTCGTGAAAGCAATAGATGCTGCAATGACAAAAAAGCGCGGGCGTCCAAGAAAGCAGAGGGATTAATGGAAGGCATTGCATACGATACTGATAATAAGCCTATAAAATGCGGTCAATGTGATAAATTAGCTGTTTATGTAGCTTATGGTGATGACAGTGCAATCGCTTATTGCCTTGAACATTGGCCGAAAATGGAATGGCAAGGCGATCTATTGAAAGAAAGGCCCGTAATGGCGTCTGACTTTTGGATTGCTGATGAGAGAAAGGAACATTAATGGAAGAAAATTGTATTAAACCTAAACCTAATTGGGTAATTGAAGAAGAAAATAAGCATAAAACATATAACAAAATAATTAATTATTCATGCAATAGAGTAAAAGAAATCATTAATGATCCGCATACTGGCAAACGCGGAAGGCCAAGAAAAGCTGTCCCTTTGTTGAATTTCTGTACGCTTTTAAAGATGCCTTTTATTAGAAAAGTTCTCGAACCGATTACTAAAGATAATAAGCGCTGGGCTAATAGCAGCTGTCCTTTCTGCCGAGCTGAATCATTTTCAATAAACAAAGCAAAAAACGTTTATTACTGTAATACTTGTTATAACAATGGGGATGCTCTTGCTTTTATGGCTTTATTATTAACGTATTCATATGAAGATCTTCGTCGTCAAATTCTTTCTCTTGTGCAACCTGATGATTTTCATGCATTAAGCAAATTATTGGAAGAGCGATTGTTGAGCAACCGTCGCCAAGTTGTCGACAGTTCGGAGACAACTGAGAAAGAAAAGAATGTCTAATGATTGGATTAGTTTTTTAGATCAAGAGCCATCAATTGGGTCACGAGTTTTAGTTTATGGCAATCCTTATCCTATTGAAGCACCATTTGGTATCTATATTGCAGATGTTATTTATATTTTTAAGCCAAAATTATTAATGCAAATCAAATGTAATGGCAATCAAAATGAAGATTGCATTATTACTGCGCCTCGACCATTTGCTAAGTTTTCACATTGGATGTTATTGCCTGAAGAGCCGAGTGTGTAAATGAATGTTGAAGAAAGTCTAGAATTTAGCAAGTTCTCTCTTCGTTGGTATCAAGAAGAAATCTGGGATACTATCGAAGAAGGCAGATCAAAGCGTGTCCTTTATGTGGCTGCGAGACGAGCAGGAAAGGATATTCTCTTTTGGAATCTCGCCATTCGTCAATGTGTTAAACGTGTTTGCCTTGTACATTATGTACTTCCAACCTACCAACAAGGCCGTAAATGTATTTTCGATGCTCTTACCATAAATGGTATTAAGTTTCTTGATTTCCTGCCTAAAAGCCAGATCGCTGCCATTAACCAAGCAGAAATGAAGATTAGATTCAACAATAATTCTGTCTTACAGATAGTTGGCGGCGATACTTACTCATCCTCAATGGTAGGAACAAATCCATACGCTGTTATTCTGTCAGAATATGCACTCATGCCTCATGACATTTTTGATTATATCCGTCCTATGCTTGCAGCAAATAAAGGTTGGTGTGCTTTTGTAGGAACTCCCCGCGGCAAAAATCATATGTGGCAACTGTGGAAGATGGCGCAAGAATGGCCTGAATGGAAAGTATTCATACACAAAGCCTCTGAGATACACCATATAGACGACGAGGATTTAACCAGAGAACGTGAACAGATGGATCCTGGTGTTTATCTTCAGGAGTATGAATGTTCGTTTGACAGAGGTATTAGCGGTTCATTTTATGGTACTTATCTTGATGCTTTGAAGCTTAAAGGCCAAATCAATTACATTGCCTGGGAACCTGGCTTGCTTGTCTATACTGCATGGGATATCGGGGTTAATGATGCAACGACAATAATATTCTGGCAATCAGTAGCAGATGGCGCAGTTATACGCATTATTGACTGTTATTCAAATACAGGACTTGGGCTTGATCATTATGCCAAAGTTATACAAGACAAACCCTATAAGTATGGAAAGCATTTTGCTCCTGCAGATATAAAAGTTAGAGAATGGGGCGGTGGAGCTGTTACTCGTTTTGAGAAAGCTGCTCAATTAGGCATAAACTTTACGTTGATAGAACAAGTAAGCATTATCGATGGCATCGAAAATGTCTGGACACATTTCAATAAGTTTTGGATTGATCAAGAAAGATGCAGATCTCTTATTAATGCTTTAGAGAATTATCGCAAGGAATGGAATGAAACACAGCAGCGATATTTGCCTGTTCCCGTTAAGTCTTGGTGCTGTCACTATTGTTTTACGCCTGATACATTAATATTGACGCGTAGCGGAATGCGTCCCATAATAGAACTTAACGATAATGATGAAGTTCTAACTTTATTGGGATGGCGTTCATGCACGAAAGCGCAAATAACTCGGAAAAATGCCCGACTTGTGGAAGTGAAATTCACCGACGGTACAAAGGTGAAGTGCACGGGGGATCATATGTTCTTGACGGACAGCGGATGGATATCTGCGCGAAAATTAACTCCGAATACAAAGATCCAATCGTCCTTGATGAATTTATCCAATACTTCGCGGGCAGAGTTTATCGATTATATGCGAATGAAAGATATTTCACTTCATTCGGAAGAAAATTACATTGGGATGTCTGGGAAAGTATATTCGGCAAACGTAGAACCGATTGTTGCATCCACCATGTCGATGGAAACGTGTCAAACAATGCATTGTACAATCTTGAATGTTTGCCCGATAAAGAACACCGTCATATTCCGAAAAAGAACAATAAAGGTATTAGCGAAGTTTGTCGCGAAGCTGCCAAAATATGGCATAAATCTGCTGAAGGAATTATTTGGCATCGTGAACATGCCCAACAGTGCAAATCATGGGAAAAATGGAAAAGAGAGCCAAAGAATTGTGAATACTGTTTCAAGGAATTCCTTGCGATTAACAGAAATGGTAGATCGACACAAAAATATTGTCATGCAAACTGTAAAGCCGCTGCTGGTAGAAAGCGTAGAGCCGCTGAAAGAGAAATCTGATGTTTGTTGCATTTCCGTTCCAAGTACAGGCCACTTTAGTTTAAGCAATGGCGCAATTGTAAAAAATTGTGATGCATTACGGTATATGTGTTTAGCTATTCATAGAACAAGAAAAGGAATGTCGCCAGAAGATTTCGATAGAAAAAAAGCAGCTGCATTGTATGGTGGCCAAGCAGATCTTCCCCGTTTCTTTAGGGATGATCCACGTTATGACCGATATCGCTAATAAATAATCGTCTTGTTCTCATTTCAAGTCTAAAATGAAAATAGTATTTAAAAACTTGTTTTCCCTCTCTGGTCTTTCTAGACTTTTATAGCGGAGGGAATTAAGAGAAGGGAAGCACAATGTTAATGCGGCAACCGGAATACTTACAAGATGATTATGGCTCCATAAAGAAAAAGATTGATGCTGATTATTCGGCTAACCAGGCTATTTGGCAGGTGTTTTAGACTGAG